TTTTTTTATTTTCTTAGTAAAAAACAAAAAAAAGGTATCCATTTCTGAATACCTTTTAATTCACAATTAAAATAAATAAAAACCTAAAAAGTAGAAAACTAAAAAATCACAGTTACAAACAAAGGAGTATCAAATAATACAAATATAAATTCAAATACAATGACAAAAGAGGAATTTAAAGCAGCTAATCCAACTGGATATGCTGAAATTTTTAGTGAAGCGGTAGAGTACCAAAAAGAAGTAGTTGCTGGGTGGGTTGTTTTTTCTAAAGTTGCCCCCGAAGCTGTTTTAGAAGGAATAAAAAGCGGTTTGCCTATTAAGGATTCTGAAAAGAGTGCTTTTCTATTAGAATCAACAAAAGCGCACACCGTGGCTAGTTTGTTAGGGGATAATATCAAGCCTATTGCTACAGGGCAAACAGAAACTTCGGAAACGGATGAATCTGTAGAACAAAAAGAATTTAACGGATTAATTAAAGGAATTAAATTAACATAACATGGGAGTAGAATTTTCAGGACAAACAAGAAATCAGTCCACCGCAACGTATAGTCATTCACAATTAATTTTGCATGACCCTAAATATGGGCCAGAGATTATATACAAGAACACGACAGGCGCAGATTTGGTAGCTAAATCAGGATTGTTACTGGTTAGAGATACCGCTACTACAGGACAAATGAAGTCTGCAACTTCTTCAAATTTAGCTGATGTGGTTGGGGTATTGCTTATCAATGATTCGCTTACTTTGGCTAATAACGCAGTAGTTAATGGGCAATATTTAACTGGAGGAGGAGTAGATGCAACTCAATTGATTTTGCCAGCGACAATAACACTTGACACCGTAGTTGGAAATAAATTTTTAAGAGATATTCTTTCAGATTTAGGTTTCAAATTAATAAACATTGTTGAACATTCAAAATAAAAACAAATCATGTCTATAAACACGATTAATCATTCTTCTGTAATAGCAATTACAGTTGTTTCAGTTCTTGAAAAAGAACAGCCGTTAAGAAGCGGTATCAGTAATTTTTTTACTAGAAAAACAGTACCTACCAACGCAGTAAGTACTTTGGTTAAAAAAAATCAAAATGTTATTTCTGTAGATGTAGTTAATTATGGGGAAGGCAAGTATGGCAAGTCTTCTAAAGTTAAAGAGAACTTGTATATTCCACCATTACACGAGAAAAAGTATCTGTTTGAAGGAGATTCTTTATACATGAAAACCGTTGCTAAAGGATTGTTAAAGGACGATTCTGTAAACAGCCAAGTTGCTCAAAAGGCATTAGACCAACTAAGGTTGCACCGTAACAGTATAGAAAGAGCTGTTTTGAAACAGCAATGGGATTTTGCCACAACTGGTACTGTGGTTTTGAAACACGGAGATAATTTACAGTTTAATCGTTCTGCGGAATCTTTAGTTAATGTAACTGCTGCCGTTGGTTATGGTGGGGTTTATTGGAACAATGCAAGTACGGCCAAGCCTTTGACTGATTATCAAAAAGCAGGTTTCTATTTAAGAAGCATCGCTTTGTCAGGAGCAAGAACTTTTTACTCTATTATGAGTTCATCAACTTACAACAAGTTGGCGCAAGTGGACGAAATCAAAGAGGTTTTAAATTCACGTAGAGCGAATAGAGCCGAATTACATATGCCAGAGATTGATTTGGTTAAAGGTATGGCTTACCAAGGCACGTTATCAACAACTGATTTTGAGGTTATCCTTGTAACATTTGATGATACATACGCAAACGAAGATACTTTTGTTCAAGAAAGATATTTGCCCGAAGGAATTGTTGTTAATTTACCTACTGATTTTTCAGGTCAGTCAATTTTTACGGCATTAAAAACAGCAGGTACGGCTAACATTGGAGGAATGAGTGTTAATGTACCAGCCCTTGTTGAAAAAGAGTATGCTTTGCGTGATTTTTGGGACAACAGCAGTTTAACTGGTGGTCTTATTTTGAATAGCGCACCAATTGTTATGCCTGATGATGTAGATTTAGTTCACACAATGCAAGTTTTAGCTTAATTTTTTATTTTATGGAAAAGTACAAAGTAGTTGTTATCCAGCAATCGTTGAGAAACAACAAAGTGGCAAAGTTCGGGGAAATTGTAGAAGAATCACAATTACCTAGCCCTGCAAAAGAATTGATTGAGAAAGGTTTTATTGTTTCTTATAAATCGGAATCAGAAAAAGCCAAGGCCGAAGCCGAAGCCGAAAAACTTCGTCTAGCAACCGAAGCAGAAAAAGCCAAAGCCGAAGCTGATGCTGCCGAGAAAGCACGTTTGGCTGATGAAAAAGCTAAAGCGGATGCGGAAAAAGAAAACGTTAATCTCGAAGCTGAATCTGAAACAAAAGCCGAAACAGAAAACATTGAAGTGGTTTCAGAAACGGTAAAAAAAGAAGTAAAACCAAAAAAATAAAAAGATGGTAGGTCGCTTACAGCAGTTATCGAAAAGGGATGCGAAGAGATTTGTCAATTCTCCAAACGGAATGGCAATTGATATTCAGGTTAAAACACCCGATAGGTCGCAAACATTTGAGATAACTGGCTGGGCGGTCAAACATTCAATTTCTTTTGATTCAGATGGTAATCAGGTAAACACCAAGATAGCAAGGGTATTGGTCGATGAAGATGTTTTGGTTGCCAAAGGCATTACTGTTCGTAATTCAAGAGGAGAGATAAACCTAGATAAGTACAAATTCAACTTCAAGGATAGTTCGGGAATTTTAAAAGGATATTCTGTTAGGGAGTATTTTCCTGATGAAAATTTAGGGCTTATAATGGTTTTATTGTGGAACGCTGAATTATAGATTATGGCAAAAATTACAGAGGTTATACCGGAGCAAGCTTCTTTGGTTATTCAAAAAAAGATTGCAGAAATTTTACTTTTGGAATTGACAAACCAAAAAGCGTTGCAAAGTTTGACAAGTGAATTTAAGGTTTACACAGAAAGAATTGAACCTTATGACAAAAGCGAAGATGTCGCAATTTCTTTAGCGTTAAGAGAAGCTACGGAAGGGGAACACGCTTCAAATTCAGGTTTAATCAACAACATTTACTTCATTGATATTTTTGCAGGTGGACAAGAAACGCAAACCGAAGACATGAGTACCAATGTTCATTTGAAATTATCAAAGTACGTTGGAATGATTAGATACATTTTGAGTTCGCCAAAATACCCAACTTTAGGTTTACCAAAAGGCATCGTAGGGAACAGACACGTGATGAAATTGACCTATGATACCGATTATTCAAATTGGGGCAATCACTCAAATTATGATGGTTCAGGTATTCGTTTTTGCAGGATTATCTATTCTGTTACGGCAGTTGAATACACAGAGTTACCTACAGGAGTTCCACTAGAGGGTAACGATACAATAATAGAAGTTGGAACAAACAAAGGCATTCAATTAATTTTTAACGGATAACAAAATGGCAACAATATCAACTGCGGTTGGAAGCGAAAGGCAAGCTATTGTAAACGGATTAAACTTTGAAAAAGGAGTTTTTTCGGCTTTAGGCTCAAATTTGGCTCAAAAAATCGTAATTTTAGGAGAAGCAAATACGGCTAATCAAGTAGGGCTAACAATAGACCCTGTTCAGGTTACAAGTGCTTCGGAAGCAGGTAGATTGTTTGGGTACGGTTCCCCGATTCATTCTATGGTACGGATTTTAAAGCCCATTTCAGGTGATGGGGTTGGTGGAATACCAATCATTATTTGCCCTCAAATTTCTAGCGGTTCGGCTACTGCAACAGTTAGAGAATGGGCGATTGCAGGTACAGCGAGCGCAAGCAGTACACTAAGCGTAATTGTTAATGGCAGAACAGGAATTGATTTTAAAAAATATGATGTGGCAATTGCTAAGGCAGACACAGCTACGGTTATAGCAACCAAAATCATAAATGCAATTAGTGTCGTAATCCCTTTTTTCAAGTTTATTAAGAACAGGTACAGACTGTCCTGTAATAAAAGCTATGTTTTGCAGCATCGCAGAGTATTGGTCAATTTTAATATCAATACCTTTCAAAAT